TCCACACGCTATAAATCGCTTGGTAGCAATGTCCCATTTAGACATGGCCGTCGCGCCCGCAATAACCTGGGCCGACGTACGCGCTTTGTTGTATTACACTGTCGCGGATTGGTGCGCCCCCGTGGTTCAACCACTATCAGAGGTTTATGGATGGTGGTTGATCAACTGGGACGTTATGCGCGTTTGGGTGATTCAATTTTGCTTTTCCGGTTTGCTTATTGTGTTGTTGATCGCATGGTGGGGTACTTTAACCTGGCTAGTGATTTCAACACTTAAGGTCATATGGAAGGGTGTGATGCGAATCACCTATCGCGTGTTATCTTATTTTCGGGAGAGGGACTTCAAGCAAAAGCTTGAACAGTTGCAATGGCTCCCGGAACCACTGATCGACCATATTGGCATTCATTATGTCATTGGTGGCGTGAAGTACTACACGCGTCCGACGCCGTTAGCCGGTGTCACTGTCGCCAAGGAGATGGCCACAGGTCGAGCACTTGTTGCTAGATTGACGCAGACGCCTCCGCGAGAAATTCGTTTGTTTAGTGCAGACGGAATGTACGTGGGAATGGCTTCAGCGTTTACAGCACATGAGTTCCCTGAGCGCATCATGATTGCGACAGCAATGCATGTGTGGAAACACGTTGTTAATGGATGTATGGTTGTCAATAATGGATCAGCGGACAAACGGTATCCTATTGATGCAGATGATTATTGGATTATGTTGGAATCAGATGAGAAAGAGCTTGACCTTGTTGTCATTGTCGTCGAGAGAACTCTGAAAGCGTGGATTGAGAAATCCGCTTTTGTGAGACCTCTTGTGTACGCGGACATGCGTCGAGCCATCGATCGGTGCAGCATATATTCGGTAAGCGGCAGCACATGGACGGAATCTTATGGAGTAGTCACTCCCCATAACGGGTTGCAAGTACGTTATGTAATAGAGACTGCAGCTGGAAGCAGCGGCGGACCTATCATAGCAGGAAAGCATCTTGTTGGCATTCACGTGCAGGGTCGAGTCACTTCAGATGGTCCTTGCAACTTTGGTGTTTATTTACCGATGTTGTTTAAGTCTTTTAGGAATCGTTTGCCCCAACAGGAGCGATCTAATAAGAAGCGCAACAAAAACAAGAAGGCGTATACAAAGCCTACCAAGGCTGATAAATCTTACGACGATGAAGACGAGGA